ATGGGGTTTGTCAGCTTTATCTTCTGTGGTAGATACAAAGCGATCTTCTGCTTGCATAATGTCTCCCACGGGTGGATACTTATCGAGAAAAATGGTCGTTTCAGCCTTATCAAGGGTCAGAGATTCCTTTCCAGCGTCGATATTTAAAAGTAAAAATTTTATATCACCATTCTGAAAACTATTTTTTATTTCATTCCGTTCTTGAATTGGGGTATCTCCAATTATAACACCAACGTTTTCCATATTCAATTCTTTTTCTAGAATTTTTATGAAGCTCGTAAATTTTGTGAAGATGATGGTTGACGTATTTGGGTAATCCTGCATATAGTCTTTCAGCCAGTCTAATTTAGGAGATGTACCTTTTAAATTTAATAGGGCTGGGTGTAAACATATCTGTCTATAGCGGATAAGTCTGTCTAGGATACCTTGAGTAACTACAGTTTCTGTTTCAAAGAAGTCACTTAATTCACTCAGGTATTTTTGTTGTTCTTTAGTACAAGGCAGTTTTATCCGGGTGTAATCTTTCTCAGGTAGCCAGGGCATGACTTCTTTACGTTTACGTTGAGTGGTGTGTTCTGCAAGGTAATTTTGAAGTTGTTCTTCTTTACCTTTCTTAAAGTCTCCAATATCTATGAAGCTATGGGACCCTGCTGAACGTCTGTATTGATGAAAATACTCCCCGACAAAGTTCCAGTAACTAGGGAAATCTTTAGGAAATAACCAGTAAAGAATAGGATATACTTCTTCTCGTTTATTTGGTGATGGAGTGCCTGTCAATGCGTATCTCGTAGGAATAGCCATAAGTTTAAACGCCGCCCGAGCTGCTGCAGACTTTGAGTCTTTAATACGGTGCGCTTCGTCTAAAATTACGGCATCAGGTTCCATCGATAATACCAGATCGAGTAATCCATCTGATCTTTGTGTTGGTTTTAGAGAGTCATAAGATACGACTAAGCCATGTTGCCACGCTAACACTTTTAAATCTTTCTGACTTTTAGAGCCAGTAACAGGCATACACGGTTGATTTATCCATTTTACATATTCTTCAGACCATTGATATATTGCTGAGGCTGGGCATATTATCAGCACTTTTTGGCAGTGTTTTTGTTCCAGTACTTTTAAAACTGTAGGTGTTTTTCCGGTACGTTGTTCATTGAAACATCCTGCTGTATTAAATTTAGTCAGGAAGTTTACATCTTCAATCTGATATGGTCGTAGCGAACTCATGTAGGGGTGGCCTCCTTTAGGAACGGGTCAAAAGGAAGTTTCTGTACATTAGGTGCATATTCTTGTTCTGGATTAAGAGGAACATATGTGTAGATAAAGATTGGTCCGGATTTCTCTACTGTTTCTTGAGAGAGTTTAGCTAGAGCGTTTAGGATTTGTCCTTGCCCTACAGACCTGGTTTTACTGATTCCATTTAAAGCTTTGTTTAACTCATTAGTCTGCATAACTTTACTCTCAGACCTGAGCCATTCTTGTACTTCAGGTTCCATGATGAATTGTTTCCAAACATCTGGTCCGAAGTCGTTGTCCATACTTTCCGGTAATCTTGCAAGATCATAATGGCTCAGTGTTAAAGCCATAAGTTCCAGACCTTTGAAGATTTTCCATAATTCTCTTCTCATTGCGTCAGTCATGATAAGCCTACTTTCTTCAGTTTTTCAAAACATGTTAAGAAATTTGCAATACCTTCTCGTTGCTCAGCTGTACAGCGAGGGTAAAACATTCGAGGATTCTGCCCTTCGGTATGTTTTAGGGCGTAGTATGTTTTGTTGTGCATGTTAGTGACTCGTTTGATTGTACGAATAGGTACTTCGAATATTTGAGCCATTACACAGAATTCTTCTCGACGTGGTTTATGATGCTGAGAAGTAATGATGATTTGTGCTGTTTGTTTTAATGTTTCTACATCGTAATCTCCAAATAATCTAAGATTGTCTATGAAGTCCATTACGTCCATCATATCGTTTCTTAAGTTTAAGACATCAATGCAGATATAGTAGAACTGTATTTCGAGCCATCGTGCTTCGGTAAGTGTGTCTATAATCCTCACTCCTTTTATCAACAATACTAATCCATAAATCTTATTGTCCAGGGATGGCTGAGAGAATGCTTGCATTGTCTCTGCCATCTCAGGTCAATAAGATGGTTATAAACATTTCTGTACTTCCAGTAAGACTGAGAGCTCCTAAGAGGGACAGTCTGAAGTTTGGGGCGCATACGTCCTTTGTTTCAGTTTAGCCTCATACGGGAAATGGCTATTGTTGATTATCTTTTCAGTTCTTGTTTAAGCAGTTGCTTAACATTGCACTCGAATTTTGTTGAATATTTAGCAAACAAATCCTTAACAAACTCGGGTTCAATCTTACTGTAGTAACTGAATAAACCTTGCATCTCCTGTATCCTTATTATACTCCAATGATTTCCATTTTTCAAATCCATTATGAAAGCATGAAGTGTAGCTCGGATACGTTCTTTCTTTTTGTAGCCGATAGTAATATTGTTGTCTTTGTTGAGCATAAGCCCTAAATTCCAATTGCGTCCTGCTGAAGAACCATAATGAGTTTTTGTTCTCTTCAGTTTAAAAGGAGTGTTAAGTGTTGTAAATAAAATATCTACTGTGTTTTCTACCAGCAAATAATCAAATGCATATTTACAAGATAGAATAATATCATCTGCATAACGAGTATATACGAAGTTTTGTCCTGCAAAATCTTTAAAGTGTTTAGATAATACATCATCTATAGGAAGCATTATTAAGTTTGTGAGAAATGGTGAAACCGGAGTTCCTTGAGGTAGGGCATCGTTTAAGAAACATACTTTTAAGAGCTCCATAATTCCGTCAAATGCTTGGTTAGTTAAATAACCGTAAGGAAATATTTGTTTAAGCTGTTGCTGTACAAACGCTTGGTTACAACTTGGGAAGAAGTCTTTGATATCTAGATGCAGAAACCATTTAGAATTATTTTTCTGATGAACTTCTAGTGCATCTTTTGTCGATCTTCCGGGGACATATGCATAAGCTGAATTGTGTGGTAGTGACATAAACTTATCCTGAAGTAACGTAAGCATCTTATATTGCATTACCTTTAATGGTCCTGTTGGTGCGTTGATTTCTCGCATACCTCCAGAATGTTTAGGAATTTGAAAGGTTTCATAATAAGATTCTAACGGATTAGGTAAAGCCTCATTCATACGTTCTATTGCTCCAGCTATATCGATTATGTTATTAGTAAATTTATGTTTTTCAAAAGCATTTCTTAAAAGGTTTTGGTCTGTAATAAATAGAGTTTTGGTGTTGTAATAGTTACTGCTTTTTGATGATTGTTTTCTTTCGATTATTCTTCCAAAATTTCTGAAGAAGTCTTCAAAGGTTAATTGTTCAAATTCTTTGTTTGATGTTTTAAATGTGAAATACATAACTTCTCCTTTCGTTAATGATTACGACCTTAAGGTGTATATGGGAAGACGGCCGGCCTTTAGCTCAAGTGTTTGTAGATGTTGGTTTGACGTTGTTAGCTGGTTGGCTCATCTGGTAAGCTGAGTAGATTGGGGGTCTGCAGCGGAGGCGACGCGGGTTGGATTTTATGGAAGTTGGATTAACGCCGCTTTGGTTGGGACCACCGGATGCCTTCTTGATCCTGGATGGGCTATTTCATTCTACTCTATGTGTACTTTCAGTAATACTGGAAGCAACCTAATTTTCATTAGATTAATCCGTCGTAATTTGTTGATTCTTACCGAACCTGGTAGATGTGTTTCTAGTCTAGTCGAACTTTTAGTAACACTGAAAGAGGGTATTGGTTTAATCGTGCGGTAAGATTAGTAACTTTCTATAAAGAAGTTTTCTGAGTCTACCAGAATTAGCTTCTTAATAGGTTTTCCTTTCACAAAGTTTATAAAGTTGCTCAGTCCTGCTGAGACAATAAGTCGTACTGTGGTTATAATGTTTAAGGTTGTTCCGCAAGCTGATACCGGGGTAGCTTCTACTGCTTCTTCATGGGAGAATTGCATAGATGCTATGAATGCTTTGATAGATTCTTTGTTAGCCCAGTCAGCTCCGTAGTGTTGAGCATCTGTTAATCTCATGCGGAAGTCAAACATCGCTTTGATGTAAGGGTTAAATTTGTTGTCTTCTGCAATTTTTCGTCTTAAGTCGATGTTATCTACACATAAGAATATATAGCCTGATAGTCCTTCGTTTGTATAACCTTCATCATGAGTTTTGATTTGAACTTCCGGATTGATTGAAAGTAATAAATCTTTCAGTGACTTTGTTTTTGCTGTATGAATTTGATTGTTGGTAAACATTTGATTTGCAATATTGTGTGGTGTAACCATGTCAAAGTCATATAAGCGAATATCCGGGATACCCATGCGTGTAAGCATTTCAGCTACTGTAGAGCCTATTGCTCCACAGCCGATGATGTGCACTGTACCTTTTAAATCAGTTAATGGATTGAAGTAATCCATATGTTTATTTAGATTCATGTATAGCATCTCCTTCCATAATGAGCTTCGTATTCTTCCTCGGTGTACCCTTTCATTTGATTGTTAAGAGCCTCTATTTCTTTGTCGAGCATTTCTTTAGTGGTGTAGGGATGCCATTCATCTCTTTTTGTTTTTTTGTTATAACGGTATTCTCCCGTTTCTGTTCCTGTTCTTTTTATCTTTGGAGGATCAGTTAGTGTAGTTGTTCCGGTGTTTGGTTGAGTTGCTCCAAATGTTTTTACCGGAGGTAAGGTGATAAACTCTGTTTTTTAATCTCTGGTCCATTCAGCTAAAGATGTCTCGGCATCTAGTTCAACCTCAATATCAATATCTGCACTGTCATATAAACAATTAGTAGCTAGGTCATATAACCATACGTTTACAGAACCTAATTTATTCCTAATCATAAAGATATAGAAATCATCCTCAGGGATTTGTTGTAAGAGTTTACCGTAAAATGTATTGTCTATTCCGGATGGATTTACAGCCATATTAACGTGGCTATGTCCGTGAAAGCGTAGAGAATTAATAACATCATCAGGAAGTTCCATACACCATTTTACATAGTCAGCCTCATCAGTTTCTACGGTTGCTGCTGTAACAATTTGTGGATACATGAAGATATCTGTGACGGTGTAGACACTATCCTCTCGGATGATTGTACCATGCCAACCAATTTCTGTAGCTGTGGTCATCATCAGATTTGTCATCTTCAGATAAGCTGTAGCAGTAAATTTAATTAGTGGTCGTATGATTTGTGTGTCTTTAGTAGAGGTCAGGGTCGTTTCGAACTTCAGTTTGTCCGACTGCATTCTCTCCGTTATCAGGAACTCTTCGAACTGTTTCATTAGTTGGGCTTGAAGTTCCGGGGTTAGCTTGATTGGCTTCATGTGCTTTCTTCTCCTCTTTTTCTTGTTTATATAGTGTATAAAGTTGTTCTTTATTGTACCATTCTTTTGAGGCCGGATCAAAGACAAATGGGTTTACAAGATATGTGTTGTTTATTGTGCTTATAAGATGACTTACAACAGTTGAGTCTACGAAATTTAAATTTTTACAGGCTGCAAGAATTTGTTCAATTGCTTCGATGTAATCACCTGAAGTTAATAGTCTTTCAATGTTAATTCTGTTATTTCCCCAGCAATTATAGCGCATTAAATGTGGTTGCATTATAGCATTATAGTCAAATTGGGAAGTTTCAACATGTGACCAAGACTCTGCGTTGATTTTATTGGTAGAGAGATCGATATGAACTCGGGTATGAGTTTGTATTTTTAACACTCGTTCTTTAAATATCTTTTTGAATATCCAACCAAGTTGGGGTATTGTGTTTAAACTTGATTGTGGATTTTTAAAGTACATATTTAAAGGTTCATCGTCCCAGTATTCTAGAGGGGTTTCAATATCTAGTATAATTATTGAGTCGATTTTCTCTGCAGCTGTAATATGTTTATGATTTAAGATGTAATTTACAACTTCTTCGTTGTCTTGTGCTGGAGTAGCCCTGATGCCAAGAAGGGTATATTGAAGGTCTCGTAAGTTGTTTTGAAGTCCTCGGAGTGTGTCTTCATATTCTCTTATTTTACGTTGAGCAGCAACTTCACTATCTGTGTATATTCTGATCCTACGCTCCTGAGTGCTTTGAAAGCATTTGATTAATAATGCTCTTTTATAATAGGATACTAAGTCTCTGGAAGTAATCCATGTATTGATACCATCAATCCATTTACCAAAGTCAGATGCACCATAAGCTTCAAATATTTCTTTGACTTCTTCGAATTTATCTCCTAGTAAGTCAGGGAATATTAAAGGAAGAAGAGCAACCACTTGCCTGTATAACTCCCAGGTATAGGTGTTAGTCACCACAAGGAGGGCATGACTTCCCCACGCCAGGGGTTTATATACACGGATACGATGTTGAGAGCTGGTTTGTAGCCCGGTTGAGATATGCTTTTCATCTGCAAAATATTCATCAAATTTTTGAAACATGCCAATTGATGATTTAGCGACATGTACAAATTTAATAACATTGTTAGTTGGGCTTGAACGTCTGTTTGGTGTAAAGCCTACAGGTGGATTTATTTGCCAATCATATTGGTAAGTTGTGTGACTAGGTGGGTATTCTACTACATTATGTTCGATAGTTATTGTGTTATCTACACCAACTAGGTCGTTTCTGTAATAATTAATTAAGCTCATCATTACTCGTGCCGGATTGTCTATGACACATCTGCTAGATTCTTTAGTACTGCTGCGATATTTAAAAGATTGTGTACCTACATCTAGCCATTCTGATAAATCTCTTTTGAGTTTTTCTAAGCGTGGGTCTAGGCTATAACCCTCGCAAGTATATGAACCATTTACAAACATAACTTTACTCCTTTCTAAAGTTTAAAAAAAAAGGACACCATACTCTGTATGATGCCCCTTGTTGAGAGATTAGGCGTTGTCGCTCTTTACGACAGCGATAAGGTAGCAGCTATCTACGACTCCCATTTCCGTGAATGTTTTGTTAAGTTCTGCGGATGAAACTGACGAACCGTCAAGATGAACCGGTGCTACTGAATAATTGATCTGATGCTCATCAAGGACTGACTTGAGAGTTCTTTCTGGATCAACTGAATATGCTTTTCTGCTCAGTCCACTACCAACTGTTACTGAAATCATGTGTAAACCTCCTCAGGTTTGTTGAAAAGTTAAAAGGTTACGATTGTATTATCAACGCCCTGTATTGATTCGCAACCTTGTCCGGGCTTTGATGGGATTTAGCCGATGGTGATGCTTTCGGTCATGGTGTCGAACTTACCGTTCAGTTCGGCGACTGCACTTGCGATAGTTGTCTCGATCTTATTCAGTTCGAGTAAGCCTACGCCATAGCATTCCTTGATCCAAGTCAGTTTCTCTTCGTTGGATAAACCTGCAGGAAGTAGGATCGTCATTTCAGCAAAACCATCTGCGTTTGCAGTGTTAAATGCTGCGCCGGCTTTTCCGAAGGATGGTTTGAAGCTTGGTGTTATTCTGAAGATTTCGTCCTCAGTTTTAGGCTCCACTATAACCAAGGCTTTTGGATTGTACTTCGCAAGCTGCATGATGTCCTCGAGCTTGACTGTGCTGGTGAGAACCATTGCGTCTCCCAGTGTTTTGATTTTTGACATGATAATCTCTCCTCTTTCTTATTTATAAATAGGGTATCCCTAATTATATTTATTTTAACACTATATATAACTATTTTTTATTTTAATGTTTCTTGTTTGGTACAAACTTTACACGAGTGTTTTTGTTAAGGCCTTTTGCCTCCAGAATCATTTCAATTGTTTCTTTAGGCACTGTGCCTTCGTCACCTAAGATTGTTACGGTATCAGTCACTTCATCGTATTTACACATAATCGTTTGGACCGTTTCTACTCGACGTAATTTGATTGGGTCAGGCAATTTTGGTTCAGGTGTTGGGTCCGGCAGTGAAGCTACCCACTTGAGCATAAATGCACCATAAAGATGTAATATTTTCTCAACGATTTCTTGCAGTTCACCTATTATTTCTTCGTTCTCTGTGCTTAAGTCCGGCTTCTCCAACAATGCACTGGCGATAGCGTCGATAGTAGTTCTTCGAAGTTCATCATTGGTTCGATACTTAACAATGAGGCGTTCGAAGGTTTCTTGATCCATCAATGGCATCAACTCCTTTATTATTTTTATTTTACACTATATATAACTATTTTTTACTTTATAGGTATAATTTACTGTTGTTGGGGTAGAATAATTATATTATACTAGAAAAGTGTTGTCAAGACCGGTCAAGCCTGTTATTTGTTTAAATTTTCAGGGGGCCGGTTTTTTAATAGAGTTGTTGAATAAATGGGCTATCAAATGTTAAGGTGGGGCATGTCTTTAATAGTTCCCATAAACTCTCGTACCTTGTGTTTAATTGTTCATTAAATTTTGTTAAATTGTAGGCATATTCTGGTCCGTTACCGTAGCTTGAGTAACATTCTAATAAATGTATGGCATCACTTTTTTGCACACGAATAAGAATTATATCATGATGTATGTCTACTTCGATAACTTTACCACGCATATTATTTCTCCTTTGGCTTGATTATCTTCAGAGTAATTGTATCTGGTGTGGTCTGTATTTCAAATTGAACTCCTGGGAATAAGTCCATAGCATGACGGATATCTTTGTTTAGATAAACTCTGCCATTATCGTCCATAAATGTTCGGATCGTTGGGGTTGGTAAATCCATAGTAAAATGAAATGATGTCATATCATTGTTCCTTTTCTACAATACAGGTGCAGACATAATACTCACCTTTGTATTGATTAGCTGTACAGATTGTTGTGGCTGATATAATACAATATGTTGGGTTAGTTTTGAGATACTCTTCAATGTGAGTATTGATTTCACGAGCAGTATTTGCTGCGAACAGTATTGCTTTAGTTGCTTTCATCAGCTTTCTCCATTCTTCGTTTAATTTCTCCCAAACATATAGGTGTATAGTTGATACGTTCGACACATGCACAGAATGATTGTTTGGTTACATCTTTATAAGTTGCATCACTGTGTACATGGCCATAGATATTAGCATAAGGCATATGATTGTTAATATACATAGGCTCATGAGAAAGAATAAAGAACTGATCTATTATAATAGGAAAGGGACTGATAAGTTCTATTCCCATACTAAACCATAGTTTTTGATGAATACCTTTATCATGATTCCCCACGATTAGGAACTTACGACCGTTCAATACACCTAAGATGTTCTCTAAGGTTGCTTTATCAGTTAATGCAAAGTCACCTAGGATATAGATTTGGTCACCGGGTAGTACAGTTTTGTTCCATCTGTAGATCATTTCATCATTCATTTCTTGTACATCTTTAAATGGACGATCTGCATAATCTATAATGTTCTTATGCCCGAAGTGTGTATCAGCTATCACCCAGGCATTATCAGCTTTTGTCATCATCTTCCTCCTCATGATTTAGTTGATACTCTAACGTGACCCCGAGAAAACACATTAACGCACAGGCTATAAATATCGTAGCAATGCAGGACCAGAAGTTATTGTATGTAAAGGCTAGGAAGTAAAAGTAAATTGCCATTGTAAAGATAAAAAGTTGTGCTGCTATTCTAACATATTTCATTATCTCGCATCTCCTTCGTTGGGATAAATTTTGCAAAGCATGTACTGCAGAAATATAAAATGATATCGTTGTGATTCCAAAAAGGCCGAAGCCTCTCAGTAACGTATGAAACATATACTTTATTAAGAGGCTTAGCCGCATCCCGCATAAACTTTTTGTGACAGGAGGCACAATACTGAATCATCTTGCTTTAAGAGCTTTCAGTATATTCTTTGAGCGGGCGATGTTGATGAGTTTTTGTTCGCGGGTTTTAACAGGTCGTGCAGGATAAGGTTTGATCTTAACATCTTTGGGGTTGTATGTAGGGTGAGATGCTAAGAAGATTGCTTTACCTTCTTTTGTTGCACTGTAATGTCGGACTACCTTGCGTTTCTTCTTGAAGATGTTGAACAGTTTCATTTCTGTTTCCTCCTTAAGTTTTTATAGTCGAGGTAAGCTATTAAGCTTCCTACAAACATTCCGATAACGAACATAACAATCATTGCACATAGTAAATCTTCTGGGTTAACCATTTTATCCCCCTGTCTTAGTGTAACGCATGATCTCAATGTACCTATGTAAAAATGTGAGTTGCTCAAAGTTATGCTGTTGAACAATAAGCTCATGCATATGATGTTGTTTCTTTGAGTGAGCAGTTGTGTAAGGATTAGGCACCTTGCTTGGGATGAGTACACACCACTTGGGTCTAGACATAGACAGTACCTCCTATATTATTTTTTATAAACACAACTTTAAACTATTTTTTAATTATACCAATTTTGGCATATATTGTATATAAGTTTATGTATTATAATGAGGGTAATGCACGTCCTCCGGGCAAATATTAAAAAAAAAGATCGTAGATCGATCTAGGGGGATCACCGGTATTTTGTAGTTTGATCTTTGATCTTGGGTCATTAATTGAACTTGGTCTTATGGGCGTGGCAAAAAAAGGGAAGCTCCAGAGTCTGAACTCGGAACTCCCCAAGAGATAGGAAGGAATAGTTAATTATGCGATCTTCTCGTCATCAGCAGCTGCGACAGCTTGTACTGTGCCGGTTGTTGCTTTACGCGGGGCTGTCTTTTCGAAATCGAAGTTTGGAAAAGGACGGTCGCCTCCCGGGTTATCTGCGAAGGATACGAATACTTTGACCGGTGCTGCGGGCTTGATTTCTTTGCCCTTCTTGTCGAATTTGGCCATGCATTCGTAAGCTACGTCTGCGAATCCGAGGTCTGCTCTGTCACCAAGGCCGAACTGTCTTTTGAGTTGAGCCCCTGCGACTTCGAAGTTTTTCTCGGATGACATGAACTTGCGAACGACTCTGCCGCCTTCAAGCTCAAGCAATACTACAATTTTCTGATCTGCTGCATCGGCTGCTGGGCACTCAATGCCTTTGATTGTTGCATTGTACACACCCTCCTGCAGGTCTGGTGCTACCGGTTTACGAAAAGCTGCCATCAATTCCTGATTTGTTAAAGCCATGATACACTCCATTTCTGCGTCGAAACGCTACACAAATATTTTTTATACACAAACTATAACTACTTTTTATTTCAAAGCGGAATCAGTACGATCTGGATGATACAAGGTTAATGAATGGAGACCTCAGCAGCAGGGTTGGCTTTTTGCTCTGAAGAAACTCTAGCATTGGTGATGGTTCGATGTCAAAGGCGAATGAGCAACCGAGTTGAAGTTCGATCTCAGTCATACCTCTGATAAAGGGATAACGTTTTGTTTTTGGAATAGAGACTACATAAACTTCGGTGTCTCCGTCCAAGGTGATGAGGACTTCTGATTGTGTGTTGTTGACTTTAGAGACTTTGCCTAAAACTGGATTATAGAAAGTACTAACCATGATAGCGATACTCCTCTCAAAATATTTTTATAACACAAATAATAAATACTTTTTATTAAAATGTATAAATATACAGTCTATGCATCGTTTATACATAAGGGTAAAAAGGCCGATTTTTGATTTTGTAATTTTTGAAACAGTCAAAAGTTACTACTTTTTGTTCCCCAAAGTAGAAAGTTTTTGTTCCCCGTGGTAGAATAATTTCTTTCTCAAGGCATATTTTGATGTGAGAACGTTTTTGTTCTACCAAAGTGAAAGTTTTTGTTCTACTTGGGAGAAATAAAGTAGTCTATTTTGAAGAGTCCAAAAAAAAATTTTAAAAAAAACACAAATTTGAAAAAAATGAAAATGTATAAATATACATAATAATATTAATAAATATATAAATAATAATATAATATAATATATATAATATATAGATATATACTGTAAGTATAAATGGTAAATTTTAACAAATTGTAGTGTGCTTGTCGCCTGTGCGACTGCAACAGCTGCGATAGAAAAGAAATAAGATTAGTAATAAGATGTGCATGATACCTCCTATAACCACCACATAGAGAGGGATGTGGAGTCCCTCTCACTCTGCCAGTGATTTTAATTTAGCCTATAACTACCGGCTGGTCTTTCTCGTAAGCCACTATGGTGACTCTGCTATCTAATAACGGTTTGATAGCTTCTTTGACAATAGCCCAATCGAGCTTGCCATTACCGCATCCAGGTCTGGGAAGCAACACTTTTGAAGTCGGTGTAAGCTTCTCCATGAGTTGTACGCAGGACCTCTTGATGAGATCGAGATCGGCATCGGTATTCCAGGTGATCTTAGTCGGGAAGGATACCAACATCTTATCCTTGTACTTGCAGATAGGCCTGACAATGTGACCAGACTCTTTGATCTTAGCACCGAGTATAGCTTGAATGCCCTGTATCTTCCAGGTAGCTTCGTAGGCAATGCCTCTACCCATAACTGCTTCGCCGTACTTATTGACTGAGCCGTTAGTGAGTATGCAGAGCGCGGTGTAATCTCCTGTCTCCAGAAGTTTCCAAGCGTTGCCATAGACTTCGGTTAGTCCTTTAGCATCTACAGCTGCCTGAGCCCTGGTTCTGACCTTACCGGATATGATTGCATCTAAAATCTCAATGATCTTAGCATCTGCCTTGGGAGCAGTTGTAATTTTGTCGAAGTCCACGGTTATTTTGTAATCGGCAACCAGTGAATCCAACTTAGCTTTTTGTGTGTCTTTAATCGCCATCTGTATATCTCCTTTTTCCCATTAGTTTTGCTAGCTGTTTTTCGTCAGCCGCTGATAGTGCATCTTCGTAGTTCACAAACTGGACTGGGTACTCATGATATATGTCATACTCTGTATCATAGCAACCCTCGGTTATCTTGTAGACTGAGCCACATTCAGGGCATCTCTTGTAGTCACAGTTGAACAAGTCTTCTTCTGTTTCTACATAGCTTTGACCTTCCGTGGTCTCTAATAGAACAGCTCCGGTGTGTTGAGTGAACCATGAATATTCTTCATAAGTGTCTAACAACATACCTTCAGACGGCTCTACTACCTCTGGTCTAGACTCTAATTTAAAGACGGCTGGAATATAGAAGTTATCGGGTTGGTCTTCGTCCTTAAATATTCGCTTAATGCTTGCTGCATAGAGCGCATTTCGTTCCTGGTTATCTCTTGCTTCCGCTCTTTTCTGCTTGGAGTCTTTGTAACGTTCTGATGAATAAGCATAGAATTGAGCAGAGGCTGCATGATCCTTATCGAATCCGAATAACCTCTCACTGAATTGAGCACATCCACTACGGGTCTTCCAGAAGCTAAGTTTTCTAGCCAACATAGGGTAATTCCTCTCATAGACAGGGCCATTATCTCTGAGTTCTGCTATTTCTGCCGGTGTTAGATAAGTGGTTCTGCCTGATATTGGATCAAGGAATGTTTTAGCTGCAATGTCTCGCTCGTAGATATCGTTGTAATAGATTTCCGTGTTGACTTTCGCGCTGGGTGTTGAGGTTGTTATGCCTATTTCCCTGCATTTTAACACGAATAACCTATAGAACTTCTCTAGATATCCCCAATCTTTAGGCTGATTGAATACAACACTACGCATATAATCGTTATAGTTCTTAACGAGGTCTATGAGTTGAGGATTCGTACAACCGTCCCAATCAGGGAAATCTTCCAGTGCAAATGGTGCATAATAGTACCCTAACCAATCTTTAGGATACTTGTTTTCAATCCGGAATCTTCTGTTGTCTGGTGAGATCATCTCAATAGCTGTGCCACGAGCACTGAACATACCTAGTACTCCTGTGAAGCTTTGGGCAACACTGGATACTGCGTATACTCTAATGAGACTTGGTGCTGAGTCTGTATATGCCTGTAGTTCTTCTTTAAGGTCATACACAACTTTTGCTCCTACAGCACTCTTCTTCTTCAACATGAACATATTAATGAACCATATTGAGTCAGACTCCAGGATTCCACTAACGTGTTTTACAACGTACATGGTTTATTCCTCCTGTGTGATTTAGTTAACTACCGGTAATTTATACTACGGTATATCAGGACATAAGCATCACTCCTTTCAATGAGTGTAATACGAGCACCCTATGTGCCTACCTAATTCTCCGGATGTTTCTTGACTTAAGATACAAAAGTCCAATTAGAATGAATACTACTATGATGTTCCCGTTCTCGTACATGATGTTGCCTCCTTTGTGTGTTATGCTGCCAGTGAGTTGAAGAACTTAACTACTTCGTCTGATCTGAGTCCGTGTGTTACTACCATGTCTAGGTCCATGTCTCTGATGGTCCATCCGGTTGTGCCTCTGTACACTTCGTACTCGTCTAGTACTGTGAAGCTGGCTGTTGTCTTACCTGTGAGTAGTCTTGCCAAGTACCTTGTCATGTTGCTGTTCATTGTATTGCCTCCTGTGTATTAGATACAAACTTAAACACTACTGTGTGCAGTAAGGTAGGGGGTAGGGTTTAAAATTTGCTCATAAAGGTATATACGATATATATAATATATTAAGAATCTCTTCTTCTTTTAATTTTTCTAGTAAACAAATAAAAATACCTCCTTCCTAAACTTACCTCCCCTTCCCCCTAAACAATTTGATCAAATTTTTTAAAATGATAAAGTTGAAATTTAAATGAGCCTATTGTCTTTTCTGGAAAATTATGCTAAAATAATTCCATGGGGGTACGATCAAAATGTCAAACATAAAAGACAACCAAATTTACTTTAATATTAAGGATAATCTTGTGAAGGTATCTCACAAAAACCCGATTACTTTTACGGAGTTTCTTGAAGCTACCAATATCGCAATCCTTACCGCAATGCTATCCATTGTAAAGAATGCCCCGGAAGAAGCGAAGGTTGAGGTTAAAGAAGACCTCTATGATAAATACAACGCCGTAGCATCTTCTACCTTAAACATGTTCGCACCTGAAATTGAAATGCGTCCTCACCTCACAGTAGACGCAATATTGGAGGCAGAGAATGCCATTATCAAGAGAAACTCCGACAAGCTTAGAAACCAAAAAGCTACGTCGTGATTTCACCCACTGCCCACGTTGCGGGTCGGTAACTGAAATCTCGAAGTCTCACTCAGGAGCACCGTCAGAGTTTTGGCGTGAGTGTACAAGATGTAATACCTACATCAATACCTATGTACCTCAGGCTCATCAGGCAGCCGTTCACCGTGACCCACATCGCATAGTAGGTAACTTTGGCGGTTATGGCTCAGGCAAAACCTACACATCCCGGGAAGAGGTCTTCAAACACATTTTCCTTACGCCCAAGGGTAATACCCTAATAGGCGCGAACGTTGCGTCACAGTATGAGGCTACTATTAAACGGGATATAGAGGCAGACATACCTGAAGAGTTCATAGCCGACTGGTCAGCTCAAAAGCAACATGTGAATTTCGTTAATGGGCATAGGGTAATGTACCGTCCGTTTGATGATGCCGGTAAAATCCGGTCATATACGCTAAGCATGTGGGTTGCGGTAGAGGCTTCTGAAATCAAACCGGAAGCCTACATCCAGTTAAAAGCTCGTCTCAGGTCTTTAGCTGCTACTACACCGCTCTTAGATGAAAATGGCGATATCGTTTATCATAAGACTACAGAAGGTGAGCTCGTTCCGGTCATAGACCATGACTGGTGTAAGGGAATTTCGGAGTCAAATCCGGACCCGGGTTGGATTAAAACAGATTTACTGGACTACTCCGACGAAATACACAAACATGGTAAGGTCTTAGACAAGTTCGCAATCTTAGAAACAGAACGAGATAAAGATATCTCAAGCCATATCACAGCATCAGACGCTAATCAGTACCTTCCACCTAACTTCCTAGACTCTCTTAAGAAAAATAGGCCGGCATGGTGGATAAATAAGTTCATACACGGTAGCTTCCTATACGCAGAGGGGTTGATTTACCCCAGTGCTATGAAATATGTGGTAAAAGCCCAGGAGCCTGAGAAGAGATGGCGTAGGATAGTGGCCTTTGACTACGGTCTTGCAGATAATTCGGTCTTCCTCTTCGGGGCAATAGACGAAAAAGAGAACCTCCTTGTTATATATAAGGAAATCGTTACAAATAACAAGTCAGTTGAAGAACTAGCTAAGCTATTTCACGAGGGAGCCAAGGATATCCCCCCGGGTAACTGGGTATGTCAGCCATTAATAGACCCAAAATCCGCACCTAAGCGGGATTATGACAAGAAAACCCTGGCAGATCACTTCATAGACTACGGGTTGGTCTTTAAACCAGGGCATATCAACCTAGATGCAAGGATATACCGCCTCAATACCTATCTTGAATCAGGCAAGATACGGATATATGGGGAGACCTGCCCGGTTCTTGTAAAGGAACTAAAGAGTTACAAATTTGCAAGTCAATCAGATATTAATGACGGGTTCTCTGATAAGCCCGTAGATAAGAACAACCACTGCATCAACTGTCTGGAGTGGATGACAATGGAACTTCCCGCTGATCCTCGTAATCTGATACATGGGGCGTACTCAGGTGGTAGGAAGATCAGTGAGACCTATGAAGAACTAGATATCGAAGAGGAGTATCGCGTCCTAACATTGTTCGACGAACCAGACCGGGACAATGATAGAGTCGTAGTTGATTATGAATTCTAAAGGAGAATTAACATGAGAGACAAAGTCAGAGAGAAATTTTTATTAAGTGTAATTGATGACAGAGATAGAGAAATCAGGTTTCTTAGAGAGGCTAACGATAGACTCCATGAAAAAATCTCACCTAAAGTTAACCCCAAACAAGATGACCCATGTGCCCTTGCAGAGGAACTTAATATTAAAGAATTAAAGATCAAGATCATGCAAGCAGATATCGTATATAACAGATTGATATCTGGTGCAGCCGAACCTAACATGACTTATCGAGGTAATGAATAATGGATATCATCATAGCAGTATGCCTAGCAATGGTAGCAATTGGAATGGCCTTTAACAAGACCTTCAAGATTGAGATTTCCCATAAGTATGAACAGCCCCAGATAGTAGCTAAAACAACTCCGCAAGATACAGACCAAACCCCTGAAGCAGACTTTAATAATATACTAGCAGGATATTACGATATGATTGGAGTGAATGTAGATGGCGCTGTTAGAACAAACCAAGAAGCAGGACAAAGACAGCAAGGAGAATAAGCTCCCAACTATAGCCAAGCTTAAAGAGTATTGGGACATCATGCTTCAGTACTACGGTCCTGAGCATAAGAAGATGCGACTCCTTGATATGATGGACAGAGGTGATTTCTGGAAAGCTGTCAAACAGTCTTTTCCTAAGTACCAACTGCTCCCGGATACCAACGACATTGCGTATGTAAAGAGTAACTTAGTTGCTTCTATATATACTATAATGAAGTCCGCAGATATCCAGCCCACATCCGAGAAGGATAAGTCTATCGTAATGAACCTAAACATTGCCAGAGAACAAATCTGGAATCTATCTAAGATAGGTATGTATCAGTTCAAAGCCGGCGACCGGGCTGCGCTCTTAAACCTCGGGCTTACCCAGGTAGGTTGGAATGATGAGCTTACCGCCGGTTCCGGAGATGGCTTCTATCAGGGTAACGTAACGGTTAAGAACGTAGACCCAATGAAGTTCATGCGTGATCCGTTCTCCACAGACCTTGATTCAGCCGGTTACTGTTGCACCTATGACTGGTATCATAAATCGGTCTTTGAGGAAAACCCACTTTACAAAGATACCTTTGCAGCTTATGCAGCTAAGCATAAAGATACCCCATGTATCTCAGTGCCGAACCTTGCAATAGCTCCTCCTATGGGAGCTGCAAAAGATTACTACCTATGGTGTGTATTCTGGATCAAAGAAGGCAATAAGTTCCATGAGATTCATACAGTTAACTTTGAAGAGATTCTTGCTACTAAACACGATATCTACCCCAGCTCCTACCCTTTTGCAGAGTTATACTGTAATGATCCGGCGGGTGCCTTAATCGGAACATCAGAACCTGCTAAGATACTTTCAAACGTTATCGTAACAAACATCATAGATTCTCTGGCCTTTACTAATATGTATAAGAACCAGAACCCTCCGAAGTTTATCAACCAGCAATCCGGGATCAACATCAAATCGTTTGTTGACCACGGTGATGAAGCAAATAAAACCTTCGTAGTTTCCGGAGATGCAAACAAAGCTGTTTACTATCACCAGTTTCCAGATACGCCGGTAGCCCTAACCGCTCTTAAGCAAACCCTCCAGTATGCCTCTGAGCGGATCACCGGTGTTGATCGCAAATATACAGGTAGAGATACAGGGTCTATCATTACCACAGGTGGTACTGAAGAGATGCTCAATCGTGTAACCACAATTGACACGCCTAAAATCTTACTCTACCAGAACTACTGTATGAAGCTTACCCAGTTAGTCATGGCAAACTTCATTAAACATTCCCCCAAGAGGAAGTACTTCTACCAGAAGCCCAATGCTACAGAATGGTTGACCTCTGAAGTAGACTTCCCACACATTGATAATAAGACCTTGTTTAACTATCGTATCGATGTATCCTCTGAGCTTCCTAATTCTAAACAGCGTATTGCTGCTAAAGCTGATATGCTCATGGAGAAACAGATGCAATATAAACAGGAAGGTAGCTCTATCCAGCTTATTAATGAAGAAGAGTGGCTCTCTATGCAAGACCTTCCTAATAAAGAGTTCATGCTTGAGCGTATGGGTATGCAAAGACTTACTGACGCAACAGAGCAAGTATCTCAAGTATTGTTCCAGTATGCTAATCTTGTTAAGCAAGGTATGACCCCGGACGATGCTATCTTGGCAACAGCTAACTCTCTGAAAGAAACCCAGATGGGAATGCCCCCACAAACAGGCCCAGTACCCGGTGTCGCTCCGGGAGGGATGCCTATGGGTGGTACTCCTATGGGTGGAGCTCCAACGGGAGGCGGCGCACCGATGCCGAACCCAGGAATGCCAATGCCAATTTAATATGCTTACCTCCTCATTTTCCCCCTATAATTGGCCCACGAAAGTGGGTCTTTTTATGCACATGTATACTTATACATTTATTTTGCATAAATATACAGGAATATATTGACAGTTGTATATTTATGCATTACAATGAAAGTAGCAAGACATAAGGTTCCGCAAACCTCTAATTGTGTGTAAATCTTGCCACTCCGTATATATTCGCCTGTATATACAGAAAGGAGATCAAAAGGTAGATATGACATTAGACGATCCAGCAATCAGCAATGTAGACTTCCTCGCAGAATTCGGTATAAGTACACCGGCACCAATCGAGGACACACCACCGGTAGTAACACCGGAAACCACACCAACAGAAACTCCCCCAACTGAAACCACACCTGTAACCACACCTGTAGCTACACCGGTTGAAAAACCTGTAGACAACAAAGCCGCAGAAGCCTTTGCTCAGATGCGAATACAGAAAAGTCAGTTGGAGAAAACACTTAAAGGTGTCGCAGAGGTCTTAGGTATAACTAATGTGGACGATCCTGCAAAAATACAAGAGGCTATCCAGGCTCAGATTATAGCCGCGCAAGCGAAACAGCAAAATCTGCCTCCGGAGTTCTTGAAAGAAATGCAGCAGTTGAAACAGTACCAACAGGAAGCAAGTCTTAAGGAGATTCGCCAGAACGCCTTGGTAGGATTTCAGAAGGTTAAAGAAACCTTTGGCTTGGACGACACAGCCCTTAACGCTTTTGCCGATACGTTAGTAGCTCATGGAGTAAATCCGTTCGAAACCCCCGTTGATGTAGTAGCTGTTTATAAGCTTCAGAACTTCGAAGCATTAAAACAAAAAGCCTACGACGATGGAGTGAGAGCGGAGCAGGAAAGAGCTAAGACCGCAAGAGACCATGGCACTACACCATCCTCAAAAGATGGAAAGGGTAGCGGAGACCCGGCAAAGATTAACACACAAAGAGAACTTGAAGCCTTCTTAAGTGGAGGCAAATAATTTTAAAGGAGCGTGAACTTTATGGCATTGATGTTAAATGCAACCGCAGATATAGCAACCTATATCGAAATGGCCAACAACGCCGGAGTCGGCGTAATCAATCCCGAACTGTTTTATTCGAAGCAGCTTTTGGACACTATCAGGTATGACGCATCTCAGTATATATACTTCAGACTCGCAGATGAGATGCCTATCCAGGAGAAAGCTGACAAACTGCAAGTTCGTAGATGGGCTCCATTGCAAGCTCACACTGTACCGTTAGATGAAGGCATCCCGCCTAAGTCTGATAAAGGTTCGGTTGAGAAGTATGAAATGAACGCCTTCCAGTACGGTCGCTACATGGAATTCACTGACAAAGTGGACTTCGCCGCAGTTGACCCGATAGTGGCCCATTACAGCAAAGAGTATTCTCTCGTTGCTATGGAAACTCTCGATCTGCTTGCCAGAGAGACCCTGTTCTCCATCGCTCAGAAATACTACGCTAATGGCGCTGCAAACTTCGCAGCTTTGACTCCTGCTTCAGTTCCTAATATGGTTGACCTCAGGTTGATCGTATTGTCTCTGAAGAAAGCTCTCGTAAAACCGAGAAGCAACGGTAGATACCATGTAATAGGCTCTCCGGAGTTTTACTATGACATGATCGCCGATCCGATAGTTGAAAAATACATGACCTTCAACAACACCACGAAGACCATGTATGACGATGGAATGCTTGTCCCTATGTTCGACATGGAGTTCTATGAGCACATGCTCGTTCCGACCGCATCTGATTATGTGACCGCAGCGAAACCGACCAAAAGAATGTATCGTGTAAGCATCCTCCCCGACACAGACTATGACTATGCTGATATAGCAGAAGACGCGACGATAGGTCCAGTTCCTGTAGTTTCGACTGTCAACGGTTGGGTCAAAGATGGTAGAACCGGCGATGACGCTTCCTATATTCCTAACCAGAAGGTATGGGATTTGGATGCATGGAATGCCGCTAATGTCCTCCCTGGCGAGAATGACTGGTTCGAGTTCAAAGCTCAGCACGTCCTCGTCATAGGCAAAGACGCTCTTGTTCGTACCGGCCTCACAGGGGAAGGTCAGACCAAGATGTATGTCAAAGCTAAGGGTTCCACCGGTGTTCTCGATCCTATCGATCAGAGACAGTCCATCGGATTCAAAATAAATTCAGTAGGGTTTGGTTGCACCAGGCTTGAAGCTGTTGTTGATTATATCTGCGTTCCTACACAGGTCAACGTAATATAATCTAAAGGAGGAAATTCCATGCCAGCAGCAAAAGCTCAAAACGTAGCGGTTCTGGAAGCAGCAATCGCTACGTCCAAAGATGCAGTAAAAGTCTTCAACAGTCAGGTAGCACTCGCCCAAAACAGGCGCAAAGAATTGTTGAAGATATACAGGGAAGAGCCATTAGTACCAATGTACCTCTCACCTATGTATAGACCTTATCTTGGTAATGTTATGACGGTTTATATCAACGGTATCCACGTTTCCTTTTCGGTAGACGGTAGTACTCAGATGGTGCCTCAGACATTCGCAGATGATATAGTATCGAAGAGATTGGCGATAGATGCCACTATCACAAAACAGAATAGAATGGCAAATATCAAATCTAACTTCGAGAGTGCTCCCGGAGAACTAAAACTTTTTTAAAGACAAAGGGCGGGAGTAAAATCCCGCCCTATCTTTATTTAGGAGGTACACTTATTGAGCTCGCTAATCGAAGTGAAGCTTAGCCGTTCACTTGATTATGTAGACTTACATCCCATAGTAGATGTGCATCATGGAGCCCGAGGAAGCAATACCCCACTGTTTAAAGATTATATCAAATTTCTCTTAAAAGATAAACATGCACATTTTTTCCTTGTAGGTGACTTAATCAATAATGGCGTAAAAAGTAGCAAGACCAATGTATATCAAGAAGTAATTACGCCCAGCGTACAGAAAAAAGAAATGATTGAAATGTTAAAGCCCCTAGCTGCAGAAGGCAGAATTGTAGCAGCAGCGGACGGTAACCATGAAGATCGCTCAGCTAAAGAAGTAGACCTACACATTACCCAAGAGATTATGGAACAGCTTGGTCTTGAGGGTAGGTATCTTGGCGGCCTAGGTTTCCTTAAATTATCGTTTGGAAAATATGACTATCACGCAGATCAGTATGTCAACTATGTTATCTGCGGGACCCACGGCACAAGCAATGTAGCAAAGGTTGAAGCTTTTATAAGTGCCTATGAGAATCTAGACGGAATCATCTCAGGGCATAACCATCAACCCATAGGGAAGTTCATCAATAAACCTACCTATAATGCTGCACACAAAACACTAGATACCAAACATGTTGCAATCCTTGTAGGAACAAGCTGGGTGGAAAACGAAGATTACGCAGAACGAAAGATGTACAAACCAACTGCAATAAAACCTAACAAGCTTATCCTCGACGGGTATACCAGAAAGATGAATATTGTTTTATGAGGTGACAATATGCTTTTAAATAATATAGTAATAGGAGTCAATAGCAAGTTAGCTGGTGAACAGCTGATGTATACTGCTATGTTGCCTTACCTCGACGCAGTTATCGATGATATCAACACAGCCATGAATTCCTGTTTCCCAGCATTTTCAGATTTTACAGAAGAAGCCTACCCAGTCTCAGAACCTCCTGTTGAAGGAGCACATGTATACCCAAACTACGACTTCTTCATAGATAAATATATAAGATCAGTTGTGCTCGTTGGAGCAGCTTATAAATTTTATGTAGTAGACGAAGAAGGAGCTATGTCAGCACCTATACTTCAGAAGGAGTATGCTCAAGCCCTTTTCCTTATGCAGAGGGATTACACAATGCAAATACCTTCAGAATTTTCCGTAGGTGGGCAGGGTTTTTTCGCAGACGGCGATACTTGCGAAGCTGAGTATTATTGCGATGATATCGCCGAAACAGAATGCTCTACTACAGAGATAGTCATTGAGGTTTGTGAAGGCCCCCATATCGAATCACAATTGATACCAGTTGCAGGACCACCTGGAGAACAAGGTCCTAGGGGTGAAAAGGGCGATCCTGGACGAGACGGTAGAGATATCGAACCGTTTATATTTGCCCAGCAAGTTCCTTCAGCAACCTGGCAAGTTACCCACAATCTCAACAGATACCCTAGTGTAACTGTTGTAGATAGTGGTGACAGTGTAGTAATGGGTGAGATAACTTACCTTTCACTAGATGTAGTAAGGATACAGTTCAGTGCCGCCTTCTCAGGGCGAGCATTCTTCAATTAAAAAAGGAGTGATTTAAATGGCAAGAAGAATTTTAGTCCCATTAGATATGGGTAAAAACGAAGTTCAAAACATGCGTTTCCACACACTAGCCGGCGCACCAGCAACTCCGGTAGAAGGACAGCCATATCATAATAGCACAGATCATAAGACCTATGTATGGAATGGCTCAGCATGGACGGATATGACGAATCAAGGTAGCACATATACTGGCGCACAAATGGTAACAGAAATCAATGCATCTGCTGGCATCCTTGAAGATAACAACCTCTCTGCAGCTGTGAATGATGCTATCACTAAGAAACACGCTCATGCAAACATAGCAGAATTAAATGCTATAGAGCAAGCATTCACTACAGCATTAAAGAATAAGTTAGATGGTATCGCAGCTAATGCTAACAACTATACGCATCCTGCAAACCATCCTCCGGCAATAATCTCACAGGACGCAACAAATCGTTTTGTAACTGATGCTGAGAAAACCACATGGAATGCTAAAGCTTCCGCAGCTGATATCAGTGCGGCGATTGCGGCTCTTGTTGACACATCTCCTGCTGCACTTGATACTTTAAACGAATTGGCCGCAGCATTAGGAGACGATGCAAACTTTTCCACAACGATGGCAACAGCCCTTGGACTTAAAGCACCATTAGCCAACCCTACATTCACAGGGACTGTAGCCGGTATCACCAAAGCAATGGTTGGCCTAGGCAGCGTTGATAACACAGCTGACTCTGCAAAGCCAGTATCTACAGCTCAGCAGACTGCTCTTGATCTTAAAGCCAATGCTGCAAACCCAGCCTTCACCGGTACACCTACTGGTTTAACAAAAGCTCATGTAGGTCTTGGGAATGTTGATAACACCTCAGATGCTACCAAACAGGCAGCTTTCCTTGACGCTCTTGATAATGCTCATATCGTAGCAGGTCTTGGTTACACACCGCCTAAGAAATATGCAGCTAACGTAGGTGATAATTCTGCGACTTCAATCGTTGTAACACACAACTTGAACTCAACAGATGTTATTGTACAGCTTCATACGGTCGCTTCGACATATGATGTTGTGGAATGTGATATCCAGATAACCAGCGTGAATACCATAACACTCCTGTTTGCAACAGCTCCAACCGCAGCACAATACAGAGTCGTAGTAATCGGATAGGAGTAACCTATGAATATACTAGGTGGATTTTTTGCATTCGGCAGATTTAAACTAATATCCACAATATCTCAAATGGTGAATGGTGACAAAGATGGCATAGCCATGAAAGGTACCATGGCTGTGTCGTGCACCGTAGGAGATGCTTTGTACATGTCCTCTACAGGCTATAACAAAGCTAAAGCAGATGCAGTAGCGACATTACCTTGTGTTGCCATATGTAATGAGACCGGAACCGGTGAAAGAGAAATCCACACATTTGGTCCCATAAGAAATACAGCATGGAACTGGACTCCCGCATCAGGATTTTCTGGACTATTATGGGTTTCAGATGCTACCGCAGGATTGATCACACAAACTCCACCTGTAACTGTGGGTAAATGGAGACAATGCATTGGGTATGTAATTGATGCGGATACAATATTCTTTTATCCTAATTACGCAATAGTAGAGATATAAGCACACGGGAGATAAACTATGGCAACAATAACCAAGTACCCTCAATCGTATACAGCCAGTGCGTGGACTAATCCTACTAATGCTTACTCTAACAATGGAGTGTATGCCACAGTAGCACCAGGCTTGTATACAAATAGCATAGTAAAGTTCTATAACTTTCAGTGTGCTGTTCCTGCTGGTGCTACAATTAATAGTGTTACGGCATATGCTAAATGGAAAATAAGTACATCCGCTGCTTATGCGGAGTTAGGATTGCAGCCTAGATTCGGAGCATCTGCAATCGGATCATTATTGGTAGATTATACTCCTCCAACTACCGATGAAACAGTGAATACGTCTTGCGGAACGTGGTCTCTGTCGAATATCAATCTTAATACCACTTCTGGCCTAGTCCTAGAAGTTCAAGCATATCGTGAAGAAGACGGTTTCACTGCGTCTCTTGATGCAGTATGGATAGTAGTAGACTATACCCCATTACCAGTTAATTATAACGTAACTGCCGCAGCAAGCAACGGTGTTGTCACCGCTCCAACTACAAAAAGCGTAGCGCAAGGAGCAACTGTAACTTTTCCGGTAACACCAAACGCACACTATCATTACAGCTCCATTACAGGTAATGGGTCATGGGCGGCCAACGTACTAACCATAACAAATGTTCAGGCACAGCAGACTTCAACTGTAAACTTTGTAATTGATACCTACAACGTAACAGCAGCCGCAGTAAATGGATCAGTAACAGCACCTGCAACAAAGGTAGTAAACTGGAACGGTTCTGTATCTTGGGTAATTAATCCAACAGCAGGATATGAGTTTGGCTCTATATCAGGTAATGGAAGCTACAACACAAGCACAAATACTCTGACAATCAACAACGTGGCAGCAATTCAAACTACAACTGTTACGTTTGTACCTGCAGGGTATGCACATAAAATTTATGGAGTCACACCTGCGAAAGTATACAACATTACACCTGCAAAGATATATGGGGTTTAACCCATGTTAAAAGTAAACGGGGTAACACCCGTGAAAGTAAATACAATTTAAGGAGGAATGTATTATGGATTCAACACCGACAGACCCCCGTGATGCGAAGCTTTACCCAAACATCACAGCAGATGGACTCATTGCAAAAATCGAAATAGCTGACTCAGCTATGGATGAGCATCTCACAGTAGTTGATTTTACGAATGATGAGCAAGACGAAGGTATCGCAAATATTTTGCTTGCCCTCGAAGACAAGCTTGATATCCCTACAGATACACTTGAACTTCCAACATTCAAAACTCCCGCAGCGGCGAATGCAACCGGAACCAAAGGTGATATTTGTATTGATGCAGACTACATCTATGTGTGTGTAGCTACAGACACATGGAAGAGAGCAGCAATTGCAACCTGGGGAGGCTAACCCACTGGGGGAGTGAAACTCTCCCCTTCCTATTAATATTATGAGGTGAATGATATGGCAACAACTAGAACATGTGACTCAGCTTGTCCTTTCTGGAATCCAGACCTCCGGGTGGTTGAAGGACCTCCTGGTAGAGTTGGAGACAGGGGACCTGAAGGGGAACGCGGCCCACAAGGGCACCATGGCATAACCGGTGATAAGGGTGACAAAGGTGATCCAGGTCCAGAAGGTCCAGCAGGTAGACAAGGACCTCGAGGTATGACTGGACCTGGA